GGCACTAGCTTAATACCTTTCGGACACGCTACTGGAGCGATTCCAGCCTCAGACATTATCTCGTTCTTTGCAGGAGCTACCATTTCAGGTGTTTATACACCCCCGACTGATCTTGGTTCTTTCTACCGAGGTGGCACGACTGTTCCCAACATAACCGAGAATAATGCTATTCCTACAAGCGGAACTATAGCATTTTCAAACTTTAGAAATGCGTATACAAATATGTACTTTGTCGATACGCCAAACTCTAAAAGCGGGATAAGGAATACGATACCAAGCGGAGGACAGGTTGTGGTGGCGTGGTATGCCTTCAACACTCCGTGGGGTACGCCTGCTGATTGGCAGATGGGTTACTCGCCCTATATTAAGTGGGCTGCTGAGTATCAATATAGCTTAACCATTACTAGCTTCGTGGTGAATGCCGGAGGTTATACCGTATATCCAAGACTGACTACTGAAACCCCTACAACATGGACTGCTGCAAGTGGGTGGAGTACTGCTGGTCAGGTAGGATTTGGCGTAGAGATGTACGTCAATCAGAACTCAGAGATATTCTGTCAAGGCTATGTCACCATGCAGGTTCGACATCCGCAAAATACAGGTTATACTTTGAGCGTCAACGTACCATTTGTACTGAATGCGTTTGGCCCATAACACTAACTAAGAGGAAATAAAAATGGCCGAGAAAAAAACACAGCCATCTGTAACAATTGACGATGTAGAGTATTTGGTAGATGACCTTACCGACAAGCAGAAGATGCTGGTAAATCATGTGGCTGATTTAGACCGCAAGATTGGCTCTACTCAATTCAACCTTGATCAACTTATGGGCGGCAAAGAGTTTTTCTTTTCCCTGCTGCGCGAAGAACTAAAGGTAGAGTAATGAAACTGGTCTTTGCGTTGATCGTGATGATTGATGGCACGGTTGACGCAGAGGCCACTAGCTACTGGCACGACTTAAAAAGATGTCGATGGTTCGCTGAAGAACTAACGATTCAAGGGACGGTCAGAAAATACCAAACACCCGTTCTGGCTTATTGCAAGCCGGTATATGTAAACCCAGCGGAGGTGACTATTTATGATTGACCCGATTACCGCTGTGGCAATGGCTACAAGTGCTTTTAAGACTGTGCAGAAAATGGTGTCAATGGGCAGGGAGATTGAAGATACTCTAGGCCAAGTTGGTAAGTGGTACGGCGCTGTCAGTGACTTCAACGAAGCTAAAAGACAAGCAGAGAATCCACCTATCTTCCGCAGGCTGGTAGCGTCTAAGTCAGTCGAGCAAGAAGCACTAGAAATGTACGCGCACGATAAGCGAATAAAGCAACAAGAAACAGAGTTGCGTGAATTACTTATGTACACCTACGGCCCTGACGCTTACAAAGAGTTATTAGGTATGCGTAGGAAGATACGAGATCAGCGAGAAAAGACTCTGTACGCGCAGGAACGTAGGCGTAAAGCGTTTATTTGGAATGGTGTTGCATTTATTTTTATCGGAATTATGGTATATTCCATATATGCAGTTGTGTCACTAATTTTAGAGAGAACCTAAATGGCAACAGTAAACCAAGCAATGACCCGTATAGACTCACACGAGAAAGAGTGCGTCATTCGCTATACAAATATAGAAAAGCGGCTTGATGACGGCAATAAGCGGTTCGATAAACTTGAAGGTTTAATCTGGGCTATTTACCCATTCATCATTGCTACTATATTTCTTGAAAGGTTTTTACAATGAATCTTAGCGGCCTTAAAAGTATTATAAGCGCAGTCGCTCCTACCCTTGGCACTGCCCTTGGTGGCCCCCTTGGTGGTGCTGCTGCTCAAGCCATCGCAAGTGTATTAGGTTGCGAACCGGATACTAGATCACTCGAAAAAGCCATTGCCCAAGCTACCCCCGAACAACTCACAGAAATTAAGAAAGCAGAGCTATCCTTTCAGGCAAGAATGAAAGAGCTTGACGTTGACATCTTTGCTCTTGAGACTGCTGACATACAAAACGCCAGAGCTGTACATGGCAGCGACTGGACACCTAGAATCATCGCTCTAGCCTGCATTATGTTTTTTGGTGGATACATATTCATGGTGACTATACAGCCGCCAGAACAGAACTCAGAAGCGGTAATCAACCTTGTGCTGGGTTACTTGGGTGGTATTGTATCGGCGATCACTTCTTTCTACTTCGGTGCGAGTCACAAGCAAAATGAAAACAAGTAAGCGCGGTATAGACCTTATTAAGCAGTTTGAAGGCTTAGAGCTTGCAGCTTATCATTGCAGTGCTGGTGTTCCTACTATCGGTTACGGACACACCCGTGGGGTTTCTTTGGGTGATACCTGCACAGAAGCTCAGGCTGAAGCAATGTTAGTTAAAGATCTGGAAGATACCGAAAGACAGGTAATCTTTTACACCAAGAGCCTTTTAACTCAGAATCAGTTTGATGCCCTAGTAAGTTGGACGTATAACCTTGGCGCAGGTAATTTGGCAGCATCTACAATGCTCAAGTGCATTAACGCTGGGAAGTGGGACGAAGTGCCTGACCAAATGAGGCGATGGGACAAATGTAACGGGCAGCCGCTTACCGGGCTAACTCGGCGAAGAAAAGCAGAAGCAGAATTATTTGAGGAAATATAATGGCAAAACTGCCTGAGCGTAAAGTATTAATACCAGTAACAAAATCATCATCTCAGGGGACTGGGGGAAGAAGCCGATCCATACCTATCGCAACATCCACCATGAACAAAGATAAAAAAAGAAGCCACAAACCATATCGAGGTCAAGGGCGATAAATAACTGTTGACGGTATACTCACTTTTGATTATATTAATGTCTCAACCAATAGGAGACATACATGAAATCAAGTGAATCAATCAACGAGCTGGCAACAGCATTATGCAAAGCGCAAGGTCAAATGGGGGGTGCTGTTAAAGACAGTGCCAACCCTTTCTTCAAGTCAAGCTATGCCGATCTAACTTCTGTTATTAAGGCAATCAAACAACCTTTCTCCGATAACGGCCTGAGCTATACGCAATTCCCTGTCAACGATGAGAACGGCGTTGGAGTATCTACTCGCCTGATGCACATCTCAGGTCAGTGGCTAGAAATGGACTATACCCTGCCGACAGTTAAGAAAGACCCACAAGCGGCTGGCTCTGCTATAACGTACGCAAGACGGTACGCTTTGCAATCAATCGCAGGAATACCTACAGCAGATGACGATGCGGAATCTGCCATGCTACGAGGCGATGACAAGAAGGTAATCAGCGAAGAACAAAGCGCAATTATTAAACAGTTAATTGCTGATACTGAAAGCGATGTAGCAAAATTCTGTAAGGCGTTTAAATGCCAGACAGTTGATGCCCTCTTGGATGTTTATTTTGATCGAGCTATTGCCGCGTTAGAGTCGAAGAAGAAATGATTATCTTAGACCATGAGCAGGGTTCTGAGGAATGGCTTGCCGCACGATTGGGTAGACCTTCTGCAAGCTGCTTTTCTAGGCTTATAACGAACTCAGGGAAGCCTTCTAGCTCTGCTGATGGGTATATCAATGAATTAATCGCAGAACGCCTTACAGGTCGCTCAAAGCCGTTTTTTACAACACCTTGGATGGAGCGAGGAACGGAGCTTGAGCCAGATGCGCGAGAGGCTTACGAGTTTATATCTGGCAACGACACTTTGGAGGTTGGGTTTATTGTTGACCCTACCTTCAGTTATGGTTGTTCGCCTGATGCGCTTATAGGTTCTGAGGGCGGTTTGGAGATAAAGTGCACTGCCCCTGATACGCACGTTGGTTATATGCGTGACAATCAGGCAGGAGTGAATAAGTATTGGCAGCAGATACAGGGCTGCATGTGGGTTACTGGGAGACAGTGGTGGGACTTCTTTGCCTACCACCCAGAAATGCCTCACGTTTTAGTGAGGGTTGAACGCGATGACGAATACATCGCAAAGCTGGCCGAGGAAGTAACCAAGGCCGTTAATGTAATAAAAACCGAAGTGGAGAAAGCAAGATGAAATTAGGAATATCTGTAAGAATCGACGTAACTAAGATTGACAAGTCGCGACTGTATAAGGGCGCAAAGGGAACTTACCTTGACCTGACTACCTTTGTGGACACTGAACAACAAGACCAGTACGAAAACAATGGCTTTATCAGCCAGAGTCTAACCAAAGAAGAACGTGACGCGAAGCATCAAACGCCTATTCTTGGTAATGTGAAGGTCTTTTATACTGATGGCGCTGTTGCTGCACAGGCTGTAGCTGCTATGTCAATTGAGGAGTTGGACGAGGACATCCCATTTTGATGTAAAAAACCCCCCTACGGCACAAGTGCTTTCGGGGGGAAACCATAGGAGCGCAAGGTAGGGGGAACCCTGCCCAACTAAGATAACATAGGATATACAAATGACAAACGCAGGCAATTGCGTGATAAACGCTCAAACTTTAAAATCTATAACAAGTGCTAATCTTGCTAGGCTAATGGGTATCACGCCACAGCAGGTTATGAGGCTTAGAAAGCAGAAGAATATAAAGCTTCACACTATGGAGCATTTGTGTGAAATATTTGACATGACTTTGGATGAGTTTGTTAACTTAGACTGAAAAAATAAAACCCCCTGTTACGGGGGCTTTACATTGCTCACTGATGGAGCGTATACTTCTTGTGCGAAGAAGAAGAAAGGCTAGTTTATCATACTGTACGATGCTGTACATCAGATCTCCCTTTCTTTTTTTGCAAACAATGTTTGGGCTTTAGGCTGTCGGTTCCTTAAATTAAACGACAGATTCAGGGTTGACCCTCCCTACAGAGCCTCACAGTTGAATCGGTTTTTGGCTGTGAATAGTTTGGATACACGATACATTCATTGTTTAACCGCTAAGTCGCTTTTGCCCTTAGTTCTTAAATTTTACTTTTCGAAGTAAAAGGGTTTATAACACCTAAAGAAATGTATATTTAAATACATATTTACAATAATAACGGGCGAGGCTTGCCGAGCCATTAGGAGAAGAAGATGTCTCATATACAGACAGCAAGTGAATTATTAGGAATGACTGTTTCAGATGTTATAGACTGGATTAGTTCCTTTCAGCCTGATTACAAGACTTACATATCAGATGGTGGCGTTGGTTGCTTTTATACTGATGGCGATGATGGCTTAATTTGGTTTGATCCTGATTGCGAATCATTTGATGACGAAGGTGTCAGGATTGAAGTTATGGGTAAATATTGCGATATTGATTTTCAGTCAATGCTTGAAATCCATCAGAAGCTATCAGGCTGGAATTACGATTAAACTAGAACTGTAGGAGGTTCACATGAACGGTAAAGGTGATAAACAACGGCCAACAAACAA